AAGTCCGTCAGCTAATTTCATTACTTGTGTTGCTTGGTCTCCTGCATCTAGTATTGATTGTGCATATCCTGGTTGTGCAGTATCTTCTGCTTTTTTTGATTCAGATCTCTGGTCGGCTAAAAATTGTTCTTCCTCGAGGGTGTTCATTTTACGTTCGTTAATTTTAAAGAATTCCTCATTTCCTTTTGCAATTACGGCGTTAATTTCTTCTTCTCGATCTAGTTTGCCAGAGGCTGTCTCTAGTTCTAATTTGTTATTTTGCTTAAGATTAGCATACATTTCTAATAACTCGGAGTTTGTAAACCCTAATGCTTCTGCTGACTTTGTTAATAGAAATGAATTACCTTTCATTGCTTCGCCATTTGCTTTCAAATAGTTTCCTATTTCTGCAGTAAGTGCAGCGCCATCACCTTTTAATCTAGCTTCTTGTATTGCTGCAACATTTAAATCTTTAGCACCTAATATTTGTAATTCTATTTCATTTCCAATGGCTTGTTCTACATCTAAGAATCCGGTACCGGTGGCTAATACTTTGCTTAATTCAACGCCTAATTTTTTAGCGCTTAATACTGCGTCTGATAAATTGCCTATACCTTCGCGTCCAAATACAGCCGCAGTTTCTGCATCTAGGTTACCTATGGCTTCGGTAATGTCAGCAAATGCACCTTCATATGTTCCGCGTAGGCCGTAAGAGTATTCAGCAATTTCCTTGTTTATTGATTCAAAAGTCTTTGAGCCTTCTGTTGATAATAATGCTTGATTTCGAATAAATCCTTCAGTTATTTCGGAACTTAATCCTAATTTATTTCGCAACAGTTCGGCTTGTCCAAGAATTTTTTTGCCAAACTCTCCTGCTTTTGCTAAATATGCTGCTTGGCCCGGGAACAATTTTTTTAATTCTCCAGCATATGTTTTCAATTTATCAGTGTTAACGCCTAATTTAATGCCTACTTTATCAAATTGTTCACTTAATTGTGCTGCGCGCATTGTAGTTACGCCGAATGATTCTGATAATTTTCTATTCCGTTTTTCTAGAATATTAACTTTGTCGTAGGCAGTTGTTACTGCGTCTGAAAGCATATTAAACCCAGACGCACGAACTATATCTTGGCCGCCAATGGCAAATGTTTTATATAATTCCTTTGCTTGTTTTGTTAAGATTGTAAATGCGTTATCGCCGCCACCGCCTTGCCGAGGCTGTTGTTTTAGTCTAGCAATAAGATGTATTTGATTATTCATAAATCATTCCATTTAATATAAATATTTACAATGGAGATTTCACGATAGTTGGCTTTTTAGATTTAGCTTGATTTTGTTTTTCCCGAGCTGCTGCCGCTTCGTCTTGCATTTTATTTATTTTTGATATCCAAAATCGTCTAATATGCACCGGCATTGTATACAATGTTTGCCAATCCCAACGGCCTGCACCGTACCATAACAAATTAAAAAGACTGTCATGTAACGTTACGCGGTCTTCTGGTTTAAAACCAAAAAAAGTCGGTGTTAATAGGAAACCCTGCAGAGAAGGTGCCTCCGTCTTCACCTTCAAAGTCATATTTTAATTCTAAATCTGGAATATTAGATGTTACATGTGCTCTAAATTTTTTCGAGTCGCGAGCTAAAAATTCATATCGAATAAAGTTTTTAATATGTTCTGCGGTTCTAACATCATTAACTTGTGTAATTGTATGTTCTAAAAATTCAGATAATTTTAAATTTTCTCCGTCACCTGTAGATAAAAATCTAAATTTCAACGGTGTTCCATTGTCTAAAACATAATCAAACTCGCCGGCGTCATCAGAATGTAATACAAATGGAGTTGTTATTAATTTTGTTAAATCTACTACACGATTCAATTTAGTGCCAGTTTTTGGATCAACAACTACTACTGGATAATCTTTTCCATAACTTACAATGCGTGCTGAAATAATTAATCCGTTTTTATCAATTTTAGAAATAGTAGAATAATCAACCGGAGTAGTAATCAATGCTTCAAGCAATTTGTCTAATACAACACCTTCTCGCATATATGATGTATCAGTTAAAATATCTTCATCATATGCGGTCATGTATCGCATTTCAATTTTACCGGAACGCAATGGATGATCTTTAGGATATACCATACCGTTACTTACCAACGAAAATATTTCCGAGGGCATGCTGTGTTGTTTTTGTGATTCGTACTGCTGTTTTGCTAGTTGAATTATTGTTTGATCTGAAACTCTATCTGTCATTCCTGCCATGTTTATCCTTTATAACTTTATTATAAATATGTAGAACATAAAAAATGGGAGCAATTTGCCCCCATTAATGATTCTAATATTTTATAGATTAATATTGATGTATTGCGTAATCAAATTTCAATGTTAATTCAATTGTCATTGCTTCTTCTGTTCCCCAATCCATTTGTCCAAAATTTGCATCTGAAATAAATGTTCCTTTTAATGTCCAGTTTTCAATTTTTTCGCCCAATGCAGACAAAGCATAAAATTCAATGTCACGTTTGTAATCAGATGAATATCCGTCACGACCTGTTAATGATTCGTGATGAAAACGTACCCATTCCATTACTGCTTGTGCGCCTTCACTTGTAATTGGGTCATACAATGTAATTGCTAAATCACTCCAACGAGACTTGCCTTTAACTTTTCGGTCAATATTGATATGATCTAAAACAATTTCACCGTTAGTAATTGTAGGGCGAGCCGACGCCTTAATTAAATATGCTGGAATATTTGTTCCTGCAATTTGCATAATAAATCGGTTAGCATATTTTGGTTCCCACGAAAATGCACTAGTGAATAAATCACTTTGACTAATATCTGGTAATGTTGGCGTTAATGGCATTTTTTTCTTCCTTATTTGTTTTATATAAATATGAAGTAAGTAAAAAAGGTAGAACCTAAGTCCTACCTTTCTTTTAAATATTTATTCTACTATTCCGGGAAACTTGCTCCAGTTGGTTGAATATTGAAATCTAAAATAATAAATTCAGCCGTACGAGTTGGTTGAATAAGTATTTGTCCGTATAAAATATTTTGGTCAATCATATCTGCTGTGTTATTTGATTGATCCATAATCACTTTAAATTGGTAAATACCTTGTTTAGCTTTTACTTGATCTAAATATGGATTAACTATGCTCAAGAATCTTAATCTAGTTGCATCTGTGTTTTGTTCAAATACCAAATAACGAGTTGACGACGCAATAAATTTCTTAACTGTAATCAATAATCGACGTACATTTACGCGGTCTAATGCACTTGGTCGACCCTGTAAAGTCTTTTGACCCCAAATCACTTGTCCTTCGTTAGGGAAGTTCGCAATAGGATTAACACGGGCCTCATACAATGAATCACGCATTGTTTGTGATAAATTCACGTACGTATCAGATACACTTGTTAAACCACCTCTTGTTAAACCTGCAGGTGCATACCATGGGGCAGCTACTGCATCATTAAATGCTAATACTCCAGGAACTACTACTGATGGTGGTACCCATAATGGAACATTTTTAGCTGGGTTTAAAATTCTTACCCAAGGCCAATAAGTTGAAGTATAATTGCTATCTAAAGTTGTTGCTTGAGCTACAACCTGGCTTACAGAATCTGTTAATTCATTTAAATCCATCACATAAAATGTATCTTGACGAGTTTCACACAAATTGCGTGCTGCACTTGTTACTACACTATGCAGACTGTCAATAATACCCGGTGTAATTAACATGTTCATATCATAATAATCAGTGTTTGCTAACAATGCAAATGCTTTATTATATGATGTTGTTCCACTTGTACCAGTTCCTGAGCAATTAAATCCAAATGTATTTGCCGCCGTAATATTTTCGCCGGAAAATTTAGCTAAGTTTGGACGAGTGCCATCAAAACCTCCTTGGAAACCAACAATAAATTTACGTGTTGATAATGCAACATTTGTTGTAAATGTTCCAGCAGTTAATGCAGTTTCTAATGACCCCGAATATGGTGTTGCTGTTGGGAAAGCTGCAGCTGCATCTTGTGATACATTTCCAAGATAGAAATCAGAATTTGATCCAGTTGTTGAACCACTAGTTGGAACAGGAGCTAAATAATTTAAATTGTTTAAATTGGTAAAATCGAATCCAAAATAATTGTTTGAGTAATATGATGTTTGTACTTGTGATGTTGCATATGATGTTGCATTCAAACTCAATGACCCAGACATTAATGGAATTGGTGCATTCATTGCACGGAAACCAAATGGTACCAATGTTTTTGCATTAGTTGCATTAGATACTCCAGCATCAACTAATACACGAATGAAACGAGACATGTTTGGATAATCTCCATTAACAATCAAGTTACCTGCAGTATCAATTGTGCTATATCTATCACCAATTACACGACCAATATATTTTGATGAGTTTGGATCTAAATTAACATTGTTAAATGTTTCAATAATATCTGGTTGGCGGTCTGTATCGTTAGATGAATATGGAGAATTTGCAATATTTGCAGTATTTACTCGACGAACTTCAATTGTAAATGTTCCATATCCATTTGGATCAGCAACTTCAGCAGCAGTTCTTATATTTCTAATACCAACTTTAACTTCAGTGTTAACTGACGTGCCATGTGATATTGTATAAAATTGAAATAAATTTTTAACAGTTGTGCCAATTTTTTGTGAGGTGATCATGGGTGTTGCTGCAGCCTGGAATCCTTGTGCAAATGCATAACTTGATGCTGATGCTAATTCCATGGTAACATCGCCTAGGTTGTTAAACAATGCAGATGCATTAGCATTTTCATATTGTACATATACTGGATAATCTACTGATTTAGGAGATGACCCAAATTTCTTTTGTATGTAATTGTTTGTTGATGATACTAGGGAGCAACTAATTGCTGATGCTGCATCAGATGCAAAGTTTGCGCTTGGAGTATATGATCCTGAAACTTTGATTGTGAATGAACCAGAACCTAAATTGCTTAATACTGATTTTTCAAATAAATTTGTTGCAACATATGCAACCGGATTGGTTGGATGAAGCACGTGAGTTACAACTTGTACTGCTCCGGCACCTGATCCTGATTTAGCAAGTATTGCTAAAGCTCCAGCAGCTAATGTATACCCATCTTCATACAATAATCTTGTTACTGTAATTACATTTCCATTCTTCAAATAGTCTTGAACAACGAATGGTACATATGAATCATCTGTATATGATCCAAATATTGCCGTAAAATCGCCGTACGAAGTTATTTGTGTAGGAATTAGTGCAGGACCTTTTACTGTTGGTCCTACAATTGCTGCACCGATTTGTGCAATGCCGCCAGCTAAAAACGATTGATCTACTTCATTTGTAAATACGCCTGCTGAAACTATTCTTTCTGCCATTAATATACTCCTTGTTTTATTTTATTATAAATATGATTGTTTAGTGTCAAACATCATGCAGTTGGAGTAAAAGTTCCTTCGGCAATATCAATTTGGCCTTCGCCATAACGCTCACGCATTTTTTCTAGCAATGCAGATTCCTGTTTTTGTAGGTTTTCAAATTGATCTAAATAGCGTTGTTTTTCTAAATCAATTGTTTTTAATCTTGATTCCGTTGCATATTGTTCTAATACAATGTTTCCTAGAATGTTTGTATTCTTTGCAAATTCTTCACGTAACTGTTGAATTTCTTCTAAATGTTCCATGTCCAGTTTTTTGGTCATAACTTGTTTCCTTTTTATTTTAATATATGTAATTTATCATGATAATCCAAATAATATATAGTATTATTGAATATTAAATGGGTTTATGGTCGTCTAGCGGTTCTTATCCATATTCCTTCCATATTTACAAAAGTATCTGCTGTACTAGTTACACTTGTTTTAAAATAATGCATTCCAACTTGTACCATTGTAATAATATACTTTACTTGATCCTGCTGACCCTGATGCTATAATCATTCCTTCTTCAGCTGTAGGAGTTGTTGTTCTTAGAGATA